ACTAAAATGTAGGTTTTAAATAATTTTATTCTTTTTATTACAATAATTATAACATTCTATAATTTCTTTTACAACATCACCTTCATTATTATACATAATAATTTTTCTTTTTAATATTTTTTTTAAAAAAACATCTATTTTAAAATTATCTTTATTTTTTAACATTGTAATTTTTAGAGCTCTTGCAAATTTTGATTGTAAAAATTCTTTTTTTTCTGTAAGTAAAAAAGCTTCTATACAGGTATCTAAAATTCGTTTACCAATAGGAATATTTAAACTATAATTAATTCCATTATTTGTTTTTATTAATTTATTAGCACTACCACTATTTCCCTTTAAGTTAAAAGCCATGTTTATAATAGCAGCAGTAAAATATTTTTTATACTTACTATACATTTCAATTAATTTAATATAAGTTGGGTTTTTTTCTTTAGCATATCTTATAACATAATCTACTACATTCCAACCTTTATCATTTATATTCATTGGAAGTACACTATCACTATTGTAAATATCACTAACTATAGCAACAATTATTTGGTTTAAATTTTTTAAAGCATAAAATCTATGTTGGCCATCAGCTATATAATAATATCCATTGTCATACTTAACTGCTAAAGGAGTTTTTAAACCCTGCTCTACTATGCTTGTTTGTATTTTTTTTACATGATTATAATCTATAGGTCTGTTATTTGAATATAATTTAAATTTAGAATAACTTTTTGTTTTTATTATTTTTATATTAGCAATTGTTTTTTTTTCATTAAAGATAATACTGTCTTTTCTGTCAAACTTTTGTAAATTTTTTAGTGTATTTGTTTCCATTTGATTTGATTTGATTTGATTTTTAATTAATAATTGTGTTTAAATTTATTTTTTTTAAATAGTAACTATATAACCATTCTTTTTTAATTGTTTTTCTCTTTCATTATATTTATTTGTTAGCTTCTTTATTTGTTCTAATAATTCTTTATTGCTTTCTATTAGTTTAGAAGCTTTTTGTTTAAGTTTAATATATCTATCTACTATTTTTTCTATATCTGCATTGTCTAATTCTATATTTTCTTTTAGTACGTCTAATCCACTTCTGATGTTTAGGTATTTGTTTTTTAAATTTACATCTAATTCACACCATGAATCTAAATTTTTTATTCCATGTATAACTGTTGCATGATTCTTTTTAACATAATCACCTATTTCTACTAAACTCAAAAGAGTGTATTCTCTTAGTAGTTTATAATATATTGCTCTTGCTTCTACAAAAGATCTTTTTCTTACAGGGTTGTCTATATCTATTCCTGTATTTTCTATTACTAATTTTTTAATTTGTTCTTTAGTCATATCTAATCATTTAATTCTTCGTCTATTGTTTTTTTAATATCATTAATTGTCATAAATCCTGATTCATGTATAGCTTTTAATATTCCTGCACATGCTTCGTAGTTTTCTGCCTTTTCATATTTTTTAATTACTTTTTCTAATTCTCTTATATCTGCTCCTTCTGATATATCTATTAAACTAAGTAAATAAAATTCATCTAATAATTCTTTATTCAATTTTTAAAATTATGTTTATAATTATGCCTTTCTGTATTTAGTTTATAATATTCAAAAGCCCTCATTCCTGTAATATGTGAATCCGTTGGAACAAAATACTTCCACCCTTTTGAAATCCCTCTATTTATATAATAAAAAAAGAAACAGGCTAATTTACCAGAGTCTTTTTCAAATATAACTGTTGCTGTATGATCTGAAGTAGGAATAGTTTCTTTTAATTTAAAAGTTTCTTGTGTAAAATTTCCTTCTCTATCTTTTATTGAATATCTATTTTTTATAGTTTCAACATAATTATGTAATTCTTGTGCTATTTCTTTTGTCATTATTTTGATGTTTTATTCCAAATCTTGCTTATTACTTTTCTTTGTGGTTTAGTTGGTTCTTTTTGGTTTGCTAAAATACTTCTTAAAAAACTTTTTTGCTTATCGTGTTTACATTTAGATATTAAATCAATAATAAATAATCTTGCATTATCTGATATTAATTCTCTTTTAGGTATTACATAATGATTCATTTTTGTATGTGTACCATGCTTTACATCATTATTGTAATTTCTTGGCTTTTGATTGCTAAATCTATCCTTTGCCATCTTTCCATTTATCTTTTATTTTTTGCATTTCTTTTTTTGGAATTCTTAATTTCCATTCACCATCCACAAAACAAATTTGTGCATTAACATAATCTTTATCACTCATAATATTTATTTTATTCAGTTCTTAATTTTAAAAGGTTATAACATTCTATAAACATTTGTTTAGCTTTTTCTTTATACTGATCTTTAAATAATTTATACATTTTTTTTGTATATGCTAATTTTGTTTTACATCCTGCTAAATATTTTTCTGCAAATTTAACTCCTTTGCCCCTAAAGTAATTTACATTATCTGCTGTATCTCCTGCAATCATTTGCTCATAAAAATTATACATAGCTTCTTGCTTAGTAATATCTAATATTTTTTTATGCTTATAGTGGTAGTTATAAATTAATGCAGGAAACTGTTTGTAATCTTTATCTATAGAAACTATCATTACATTGTCCCTGCCTATTTCTTTTTGTATACTATACCAATATGTTGCAACAAGATCATCTGTTTCTACTCCACATGCTGAAATACCATTGTATTGATTCCTTACATATTCATGCATCTCTGGTAATAATTCAGGTTTCGGTGCTGTTCTATTTCCTTTGTAAGTTGGGGTAATTAGTTTTCTAAAATTTCCTCTTGCATCATTAAATACCATAACTTTTTCTATTTCGTATATTTCTTCTAATCTATTTATTATACTCATAAATTGTTCATCAAATTTAACTATACAATCTTCAAGTGTTTTGTGGTGCCTATCATCATCAGGGTGTTCTTTCTTTTTATAACAGCTTGCAAAAACTAAAGAATCTGCATCCACTAACAATATCATAAATATAAACAAATTTTCAACAACAATCTATTTTTTAAGCAAAAGTTCTATAGCTAATATTTTATTTAACATAATTTTGCATATAGAATTAATGGACTCAATTTTTTCTAATTCATAATTAGCTGATAATTCTTTATAAGACATGTTAGTTTTAAAATAATTATCAGGTAAAGAATCTTTATAATTATCTCTTAAACTCATAATCCTAATTTATCTTTTATTTTATAAGCAGCTACATCCTTTTCTAATTCTTCAATTTTTTCTTCAGCTCTTTGAGCCCTGTTTATAGCTCTAATTTTATCTGATCTGTATTGGCTAATAATTTTATTCCTCATGCTTTCATTGCTTTCTAAGTTATTTACATATCCTGCAATTTCTGCTAAAGCTCCTAACATAGTATCTACTTCTTTATTAGGTTTTAATTTAATCCATTTTTGTAATGTGCTACTAACTATATTAAAATTAGTTACGTATTGTATGTATTTTAAGTTTTCTATTTTTTTCATTTGGTTACTTTTCTAATTAATTTCTAATTTTTTTCTAAATATATTCTTTATATATTCTTTCTATCTTTGACCACACCTCATTTAAAAAACATGGCCCACAATTGGTCATTTGAATATTTTGTTTAAATACCCTATTGTATATCTTTAAAATCCTTTCTTGTTCTTCAGGAGTTACTTGACTTAATTTACCAATTTTATCTGATAAATAATCAAATTCATCTTCAGTAAAACATTCTGGTAAATGATAGGGAAAAATGTTATTTAACTTTTCTTTTCTTTTATCACATCCACAATCTTCCCCTGCTAAAAATTTAACTGCTTTTTTAATACCAGTTTTCTTAGTAATTTTTTCAACTGTATCACCAACACCCTTTGATGATTTGTTGTAGTTTTCTTTAAACTTTTTATACTTTTTACTTTTTTCTTTTTTTGCCATAACTTTTGTTTATTAATTCGTAATCTTTATTTTTATAATCCTGCCAATCTTCTAAATATTCTTTTCTTATTTCCTGTTTAATATGTTTTAATGTATTAAAAATACTTACCCAACTTATTTTAGTTTCTTCTGCTAATTTTCTTATGCTTAAATGTGTGTCTTTATATATAGTAAATAATTTTTTATCATACCAATGTAAACTGTTTAATTTTTCATCTATCATTGTACATATTTGGTGAAATGCTACTTGCTCATCCATCTGCGTATTGTCCGCAATTTGGTAGGTAAATTCCAAATCATCAATACTAAACTTATTAATTTTCTTTTTATTATTATAATACTGATAATACAAAGACCTAAGAGTAAAAAAACAATAGCCCCTACTAACGATACCATTTCTAATAACCTTTTCTTTATTTGCATACTTATATAAAGTAATATAAAATTCTTGTACTAAATCTTCTGCATAATCGTACTCACCAAAACTATTAATAATTCTGATCCACTCTTTATGTTGTTCAGCTACAACCCCTAACCAATCTAATTCTGACTTATTTTTGACCATATCACATTTACACTAAAAATACCTAATAAACATTGTAAGGTATATTCTGTTTCTTTTCCGTATTGTTCTTTGTGATATAATGCTCCTAACATAAATCCTTTAATTATTGCTATTGTAATATCTGCTTTATGATAATGACCTATCATTAAAAACACTAAACATATAAACAATAAAAAATATATTATATTGATAACTTTGTATTTTTTGTATTAATTGGTTTTTCATGTATTAAATCTCTACCCATAAAAGAAAAACCTGTATTGTTAATTGTCATTCTTAATTTTATAGGTTCTTCAAAAGGGGTACATCTTCCTCCTGTTTCATTTTCTTTTACTTTTAAAACACTTAAATGACTAAACATCCATTCAGTTGGATGGGATGTATAACGATGTACACACCACATATCATCACATCTATTTCCCCATTTACCTCCACCCTCTACACTTGCCATTGAAAGCGGTAAAGGTAAATTTTCATATTCATGTCCTTTAGTATGTGTTTTTCTTAATGCTTCTGTAACTCCATGACAATTTAAAAACAAAGTTACATTTCTTTTTTTTGTAAATAATCTAAATTTTGATGCTACCTCGTAATCATATTCGTGGGATCCTACCATTTTTAAAAGACCTGTTTCTTTTCTTAAACTATTATAAGGATCAATTAAAAGTGCGTTGTAATCCCAAGCATCCTTTATTTGATTTGCTTCTTTTAATAATTCTTCGTAGTTATATAATTCTTCAACATCTATAATTTTAAAATGTAAATCACACCAATCTATAGCATCTTCTATTTCCTGATCAGTTGCTATATTAATAGGTTTGTTCATTTTAAATTCTATAATTTTCCTTACTAAACTTTGTGGAGTATTTTCTGATGACCATACTAAAAATCTTAAATTATGTTTAATGGCCCATAGTGTAAATAAATATAATATAACTGTTGTTTTACCTACGTTAGCATGACCAATAACAATATTAAAATTACCTTGTTTAAATTGTATAAATTCATCCATTTCATCTACACCAATTTTTAAACCTTGTTGAATCCTTCCGTATTTAATATCTAATATGTTTTCTTGTATCTTATTTGATTGTGCTATCATTTTTATATTTTTTCCAATCTATTTTTTTAATTATTGTTGGTTTGTATTTATAGCCTAATATAATATTAATGTTGTAGTTCCAAAAATCCCAAGGTATAGGATCTCCTTTTTGGTGTTCTTTTAATTTATCTGTTCTTTTTTTCCTCATAAAAAAAGGGGGTAAAAACCCCCCGTTAATTAAAATGGTAAATCACTTGCTACTTGTCGATCTGGGTTTTGGTTTTTATTAGTAGTTTGATTTCCTAATAAATCTTCACACTTCCAACCTACGAGTTTTGTGAAATACCTTCCGTTGTTTTCATTGCTTCTTATATTAATTGCAACTTTAATATTATCATTAGATTTATAAGGATCTAATACTGAAATTTTATCATTAAAAAATTGCACTTCTAAATCTTGTGGGTATTTATCATCTGTTCTTAATATAATGTTTTTAACATTTGTGTTACCAAAAGTTTGTTGTTCACT